ACTAGCCCCCAGTTATTAGGGGGCTTTTTTATTTATTAAGCCATAACACCCCTATTTTTTAACTAATATTTTCTAGGTACAATCACACAGGGCCACCCCTTAAACCTCACTGAGCGTTAAATATGGGCTTCTTTTTGTTCTCTTTATGTTCTATTTTGGCAATATTGCTATGAATTACCTTAATATTATCATTTTGTTGACACATTGTAGCCATAATATATTGATACTATTAAATATTAAATGAAAGGTATAACAATGACTAGAAAAGATTATATTGAATTTGTTGACATGATAGGGAAATTTAAAGCTATGGTTGCATCTGATACAGTAAAGATAGATGCACAATCACAGCAGGCAATACAAAGTTACCTAGGTTTTTTTGTTAGTGACCTTTGTAAATATTTTAAAAGAGATAACTCTAGATTTGATGAAGCATACTTTAGAAAAGAACTTAATAGAATTAAAGATTCTTGGCATAAGTATTTTATTGAGCAAGTTTACAAAGAAGAAAAACAAAAAGAATATACTTTTATTAACGACTATAAAAGAAATCAAGAACCTATCTTTTAAATTAAAACAGGTTAACACCTTTTACAGACCCCCTTGTTAATTCATGGGGGTTTTTTTTATTCCCTTAATTGAAACCTAATAGTTACAAAATAAAGGTCTCTCTCTATTCCCACAGGGATGAAACCACAAGGGATTGCTTCCCTAGAATATAAAAGATTGCTTTTTATGTAGGCCACGCAGGTGGCAGGTGGGGGTGTACCTTCCTATATATACGACCACGGGGTAAAAATACTGAAAATCATTTGAAACCACCTTAGCCATATCAAGGGGGGTAAGTTTAATAATATGACTGAAGTATTATTCCTAAGTATGGTACTATAATTTAGAGTTGAAAGGAATGAAACTACTCTAAATCAAATCCATATATATAGGGCCCCCCTTGGTAGGCAGTATATATTATACAGTCGGATAGCAATATTGTCAAGTTAATTATTTTTTTTCTTGACAAGATGCTCGTACCCGCTATAATTAGTAGGTATAGACTTGTTTAAGCACAGGTCACACACATCATATTGTAAACAAGAGGACTTAGGCAACCAAGTCTATGCGTAAATTTAAGAAAGTACCGAAAACAAAGGCAGGAGTACCTGTCAAATATGTAGCAGGGTCTAAAAACCCTAGAGCTACGGAGCGTGAAATTAAATCTACAGCAAAAAAATACCGAGAAGGTAAGCTAACTGTGGCTGAAATGGACAGAATAGCTAAGATAAGGAGTAAGAGTGGCAAAAAAAGCTACAAAAAAAAGTACAAAGCCTAAAGGGATAGCATTTTATTCTAAAAAGTATGGCATTTCTGCAGATAAACTAAGGAAAGTCTACAAAAGAGGAATGGGTGCATACTATTCCAGTGGTTCAAGGGCGGGTGTGAGCCCGCAACAATGGGCTATGGGGCGTGTTCGTAGTTTTGCTACTGGTAAAGGTGGTGCTAGAAAGGCAGATGCTGATTTACTCAAGGGTGGCAAGAAGAAAAAATGAGAAAAGGTTTATATGCTAACATTCATGCTAAGAGAAAGCGTGGAGGTAAGATGAGAAAGAAGGGAGCCAAGGGTGCTCCAACTGCTGAGAACTTTAGAAGAGCCAAACAGACTGTAAGGAAAAAGTAATGGCCCCTAGAATACCTAGGAAAAAGGGACAACCAGTAGGAAGTAAGAAACATAGTGATTTGTATACGGATGAAAATCCTAAAGGTACAATAAAAGGATTAGGGTTTAAAGATAAGAGGGCCGCACAGAGCAGTGTAGCCAAGATAAAGAAGAGTGGAAGAACACATGCTCACAAAACACAGGCCGCAATAGCAATGGAACAAAGAGCTAGAGTGGCAGGTAAATCACAAGCGGCTTCTGTATATAGAAGTTTTATAAACCAACAAAAGAAAAAGACAAAACGTATGCGAGGTAAATAATGGCTGTACAACCAACTATTAAAAAAACAAAAGGCAAGAAGAAGCCACAAGCAGGAGCCCTAAAACAAACAAAGACTGGTTCCATGATGAAACCCAAACTAGCGGCGGGTAAAGCTACTGGTGTTGCTAAATCAAAAAAAGGTATGGCTAAGAAAGGCAAACCTTTAATGGGTGCCCAAAGAAATCTAGATGCAAATAAAAACAATAGAATAGATGCACAAGATTTTGCTATGCTTAGAAATCAAAAGAAAAGAACTAAGAAAAGAACAGGCATGGCTAAACCAATGAAAAGGATGGGATAATGCCTTTGAAAAAAGGTAAGTCACAGAAAGCCATCAGCGAAAATATTCGCAAGATGAAAAAGAAAGGCAAGAGACCAATGAAACAAATCATTGCTATTGCTCTGACTGTGGCTGAAAAACCAAAACGTAAGACAAAGAAAAATGCTCGTAAGAAGAAATGAGGAAAGAACACAAGAATCCAAAAGGCGGACTTACAGCAAAAGGAAGAGCTTACTTTAAAAGAAAAGAAGGTTCTAACTTAAAGCCCCCAGTCAAACGGGGAGTTAATCCACGAAGAATTTCCTTCGCCGCAAGATTTGCAGGTATGAAGGGAAAAGAAAAAGATGAGAAGGGAAAGCCTACGAGACTTGGTTTGGCACTGAGGGCCTGGGGTTTTCGCTCAAAAGAATCAGCTCGTAAATTTGCAAACAGACATAAAAAGAAAAAGTAAGTGGCTTATCTAAATCATAACCTGCCACCTTTTAGTGCTTATATTAGAAATGAATATTTGTACGACCATGAAAAGGGACA